GGGGCATTCTGCCACGACAGGTAGGAGGCTTCCGAGTTCTCGTCGCCCTCAATTATAGCTCCGCTCTCACCCTTCTTGCTAAAGCCCGTGATTTGCCCCTTTACGAAAATCTTCGGAGCAGCGTGGTAGTCGTTGGTGTCGGCGAAGTTCGATAGCAGCTTTTCCAGCCTGTCAATCAGGTTCTGAACATCGGCCCACTCCACCTGTGGCTGGTGCGCGTACACTATAGGGATCTTGCCAATCTCGATCTTCTTGGGGTATCCATCCACCAGCTCGTAGCCGTTTAACCCCTGCACCCACAGGTATATGAGGTTGCTGGTGTAGGTCTCGAAGTGCCTCACCTCCTTACCCTCCACGGTAACGGTGAACTCGCGAGAGAAGGCGATGAGGTCGCCGTGCTCATCGAAGTAGGGGTAAAGGCTATGCCCTAGCAGGGGCGAGAATATGGCGCAGCGTAGCTTGTGCTTGCTCTCGAAGCCGTAGGTCTTATTCTTGCGCTCCACGGGGTACCACACCTCAGCCACCTCGGTGCAGCTGAACAGGTTACGCCCTACCCTTCGGTTAAGCGATTTCGATTTCACGTCGTAGAGCACCCGTTTCAGGGCTTTCAGCACATCCTCCTGGCTCTTATCTTCAGGCTCAGCGTTCAGCTCCACGGGATTACCAAAAGCGAACGCCACCGCCCGTTTCACAATGAGCTTCTGTAGGGCTATGGCCACCCTTGCCACTGGCTCCAATCGGTAACCCGTTGGGGAAACTGAACCCTCCATCACGTTCACCGTGTTCTCGGTGGGCTGGAAATCGGGGTCGTCGGGGTCAATCTTCACCTTCCTGTCGGGTCTCTTGATGCGATCGAACACGTCGTGCTGGAGCGGGTCAAGCTGCTTCTTGGCTACCTCGGCAGCGGTTTCATTCGCCACCCGTCCCTTTTTAAGCTTCTCAATGATGATGCTGTAGGTGGTGTCCTCACCGCCCTGCTGTATCAGCTTCTCAATCTCGTTTTCCATGGCTTATAGTTGTTTTAGAATACTCCACTCAAATCCTTGGCGCGGCTCACCGCCTTACCTCTCCACTCAACCGTTCCTGTTAGCGCATCAGGAGCGTCATCATGGTCGTTCTTACCCACCTTCATGTAGGTGGTTACAGCTTGGTAAAAGTCTGGCCACATCTTATCCCAACCCCTCGGGAAGTAGACCATATTCTGCACATCGGCCGACTTGCTGAATATGCGCACCACCTTGTTATCCTTCTGGTGAAACCACTTGAAGCGGGTCTTGGTGTTGTTAAGCGCCCTTACCTGCTTCTCCACGTTGCGGGCAAACCCACGCCCCCCGTTATTACTCTCGATAATACATACCTGCGTTTGGTGCTTGGTGAGCATCTCGGCCGTTTTCGTCTCGGTGTACTCCATCGGTTTCTGCGTGTACAAGATGTCGGTCACGTAGTTGGCATCCTCTGTCTCGGTGTAGCAGATGGAACACAAGTAATCGTCGCCAGTATCCGCCGTATCGGTATAGTTCTTTCGCACCATTTTGGCCGAGTAGGGAATCACATCGTACTCTCGAAAGCCTTGCTCGTACATTAGCCCCTGTAGCGGTTTGGGATCCTGCTGGTATAGCGACTCGAATACGTGGCTATTCCTATTCCTTACCGCCTTTAGCTTCTCCAGGTTATGCCGCTCTGGCCAGAGGGGTTCGCCCTCCTCCCTTGGGTCGTAAGCCGTTGGTTTACCCACCTTAATGGCTTGATAGGTTACCACTACCCACCCGTTGGGGTTGGTTACGGGGTCGTAAATCCCTTGCTGCTCCAGTAATCGCCCGGCTAGGTCATTCTCGTGCCATCTAGTGAAGACTATGAGCTGCTGGCTGTCGTTGTGAAGGCGCGTTTCGGCTACCGTGTCGTACCAATCCTCTATCGATTCCCTCACCGTGGGCGACCATGCCGTTTTGGCATCCTTGTAGATGTCATCCATAATCAGCATATCCACAGGCTCACCCGTTAGGGGGCCACCCACGCCAACGGTCTTAAAGCCACCCCTATGCCCCACAATCTCGCACTCGTCGGCATTTCGTAGCCAAGCCCCTGCCACAGTGGTGATGTCGCTAGCGTTTAGCTTGGTGCTGGGGAATATCTCAGCATACTCCTCCGTGTCAATGATCCGTTGTATCTCCCTGTTGAACTTGCGTGCCTTAGGGGCCGAGTAGGAGATCACCGCTACCTTCTTGTCTGGATTCTTACCTAGGACAAAGGCTGGAAGCCTACGGGTTGAACCCTCCGAGTTGTGTGTTGGGATAAGATCAAGTCCAGCAAGGTACATTGAACCTTCCACTTCAATACAGTTACCCTTTACAGGTCCAAACGGTTTAATTTCCTTTATGAAATATTTCTTTTTATCGTCCCTATCTCCTTTTGACTTATTGGTTAGCCTATTAAGTTTTCTTTCAAGGCTAAACACTGGATCTGTTCTGTCAGGGTTAAAATTTATACGAACTTTTATTCCAACCAACCTACCGTTAAGCCTAGCGTCATAATGGTTAATTCTCGCTTTTATCCCCAACGTGCGGATTAATGTGTAAACGTCCTTTACAAGCCCATTATCTTTTTGAGTAAATTCACAGTTTCCACGTTTATCAACACATCCGTCAGTGTCCATTAGTCCACGTAGCAGCTCATATCTCTGCTCCTTAGACGCAAGAAGGTACTGCATGGGTATGTGCTTATTAAGAATAAGGCCGTTTTCCCTTAATAGTTTTGAAAGCCCAGGAACAAGCACCCTGTATATACCGGGCTTAACCTCTCTAGACTCACCTAGCTTTGCAAAATGTTCTATATCCTGCTTTCCAACTGTTAACACGCCCTGCCTTGCTGTTCCATCACCAAGCCAACACCCGAGAACGTAAGGGTCTATTGGAAGGTCTGTTTTAGGCATTTCAAGGGCTGGGGCTATGTCAATAAATGGAGCACGGCGGTTCTTTTTAGCAAATATTTGTTGAGTTTCAATGGTAACCTCACGTCTGCCTTTATGGTCATCATACTCTACTTGCAATCTCCACAAATGCTCCTTTGCTGCAAGCATTGTGTTTCCGTCGTTAAACGTTATCCTCTCAACGTTCCAATCGTAAACACCAAAGTTTTGAATTACTCTTTTTGGCTTGCCGTCTTGCCCGAACACGTAGTCACCACTTACCAAATCCCCGTGATTCTTCCACCCTTTGGTTGTTAAAACAGGTGTATTTGCTGGCAATAATTTACCATGCTGAGGCGGCATGAACACCATCAGCTTCTTGATCTTGCCGTCTGCAAACTTGTTAAGAACGTTGTAGTACCGAATGTGAAAAGGGGCGGGTTCGAACGTGGGCATGGTGGCCGTGGTGAACGTTAGCAAGCTGCCACGGCTCTGCCGAATCAGCCGCTCACGCAGCGCCGCTATGTAGGCCAACTTCTCACTTTTGCTCATCCCCATTTTTCCCAAGCTTTCGCTCAAATTCACCTATGCGCTGATCCAGTTCCTCGTCGGTTAAACTCTTAAAGAGATCTTTCCCATCCTTGCCTGTTAACTCCGTGTTTAGGCGATTCTTATACTCGTCAGACGCCTTGTTCGTCAATACAAATATGATGGCTGGCGTATCGGGCTGGTAGTGCTTATCAATAGTCACCTGCTCCTTGATCTTCGGCTTGGTCTTGCCGTTTGCGTCTGGCTTACCCTCCACCATCACCACCTTCTTCTCCTGCACGGTGTAGCCCGTGATCTTCTTGCGCAGGGAGTTCTTTGCTTCCTGCACAATGATTTCGTCGAACTTTTCCCGTGCGCGCGCGATGGATTCTGCAAATTCTGCATGCTTCGATTGCCAGTCGTAATAGCAACGCTCTGATATATTGACATTTGCACAAATCTCGGCAATGGTGTATGTGTCCCTGCTGATTAGGTCGCATATCCTCTTGACTATTCGCTTATTATACCTTGGCATATCGCTACTCATTTAGGTTGCACTTAAAGCCCCGCTCCTGCAGCTCAACGGATAAGAGCCGAAGAGCTACAGCGTCATCGGACTGAACGGTTAGGGATATCTCGGTGGGCTCGTCATCCTCTTCTAGCTCCTCAGGCTCGTCAAAGTCAGGAATACCCCAGTCGGCTGGTACTACGCCCCATCCCTCCTCAATCTTGGCAATAGCCTGTGGTTCCCACTGTAGATTCGCCTTACTGGTGGCATTATCGGCAATAGCCAGCTCACGCCCCTGCTTGGAGTCGAGGTCGATATCCGTCCGCTTTACAGCCACTAGCTGAGTGCCGTCGGTTTCAACGATAATTACGTTCTTTAGCCCAATGGCCGCCGCCGTTTCTGTTGATTTGTTGCCCGCGATGATGCGGTTGTTCTTATCGAGCAAGAGGGAACGGCCAGCCCCCAACTCCCTAAATGACTTCTCCAGCAGGTGTGTACCATACTCAGTACCCCTGTTGGCGTTCAGGTTGTCGGGAACTAGCTCATCTATGCTTGCTTCTACAACTTTTGGTTTCATTGCGGTTTGGCGTTGATTAACCCCAAATATAAGAAAAGCCGTATTACACTAATACGGCTTTGAGTAAAAAGATATCAACGAGTTATGTACTGAACAGCTTAGCAAGTCTTTTTACCTCATCCTTGGCTTCCGGATACTGGTCTATTCGGTACTGCCGGATGTCCTGCCCGTTCTTAACCAGCACAATTCGCCTCACCTTGCTGCCAATGGCATTAATCACGTGCTGATGCGAGCCGAACGAGAGCGGGTGAAAGGGTAGGCGGTCGCCGTTCAACAGCTCGAAGGTTAGATGGTAGGTTAGATTGATAACCCGTTGTGCCCTCGTCTTTAGCCGTTCATATATAGCGATAAACAAGCATATAAGGAGAATTATTGAGGCGATTAGGTACAGGTACTTGTTGGTGATTAGCAGCTCTAGTGTTGTCATTTGATTCGGTTTAAGGGGTGAATAGATTCGGCAGCCTTCCCTTTGGGCTGGTAGATGGCCTTGCCGTTGAATTGATTAGTCTTCATAGCTACTTGGTTTCAAATTTCTGGTTATACATCCATTCCTGTAGCAAAATGGTCTCGTTGTCGATGATCTTAACGCAGCTCCGGGGGAGCCAAGTTTTATCGCCCTCGCAGTCGAAAAGGATGGCGTTGTGGCCGGGCTTGTTCACCAAGGCCTTGGCGAAGATCTTCACGGCGGGCTTGCCGTTCACCTCAAAGTGGTTCTGAATTGCTGTCATAACGTTGCGGTTTTGGTTAATGATTAATTATTTTCATTCGTATGGGAAACCCAGCCCAGTTCCACGCGATAAGCGCGGCGTCGCGGGTCTCCTGATTGGATCGATTTGGAAAATTGGGAATGAACTGGGAAATCTCCTGGTGGCTGATCTTCCCGTCCTTGCCCTTCCAGCACTTGCGCAGGGGGCGCTGCTCATACACATCGCGGCTGTGGTGGCGGCACATCTCCACGATCTTGCGCCCGGTCTCGTGGTTTCGCCCCACGGCGTTGCCCTTAGCGGCGGCCAGCCTGGCGTTATCCCACCTGGTTAGGTGCCAGTGGCTTTCGCTGAGCCAACCCGCCTCCACCACCACAATGGTGTTGGGGATGGCGCCCCTGCCGTGGAGCAGCTTGTCGATCAGCTCCGGGAAGGTGAGGGAGTATAGCCTAATAGCCCTACTCTTAACCTCTAGCCAGGCGAAGCCCGATTTGTCGCAGTCGGGGTCAATCCCGATGATATATTCTGGTTTACGCATTCTCTTTGATCATTAGGTGTTTGCGGGCTAGCCTATCCTTAACGCGGTCGGCCCAATTCCTAAATGCCTTGTTGAAATCGTACTCCTGATAGTACACCCTGCGGTATCGCCGCACGTCCTGATTCTGACGGTTGAGCAGGCTGGCCACCTCGTCGGCGGTTAGGCTATTCTTCACCAGGCAGTGGTGCGTGAAGATGAGGCGGCAGTAGTACCCCTCGCGGAATCGCCTAGGGTTGCTGTACTGCTGGTGCTTTAGCCCTGTTACCTCAGCTATAGCTAATCTAATGCGTTTAACCAAGCTCTCGTCGGTTATGGTTTGCTCGTGCAGCACCTTAAGCCCCATCTCCTCGGCAACATTGCGCTCAATGCGAGCGCCCTTGGATTCCTCCCAGTTACCCAGCAGCATGATGGCGTCGCAGCCCATCAGCAGCTCAATACCTCTTACAATGTGCTCCTCCCACTGTGCGGTGAAGGGCAGCCCGTTACGCAGGGGGTTCACGGGCATTAGCCCGATGTCGCTGAGCAGGGTCTCGGCGCTGTCGAAGCGCTCACGGGCTACCTGCTCCTCCAGCCCGGTGATCTGTCCTGAAATGTAGACTCTCATATTACAACTCGTTTGGTAGGTTATACAATCGTTTCTCGTCCTTGCGAACAAAGAACACCTTGCCGTTAATGCGCATTCGCTCGTAGGCGTCCATAGTGGCCTCGCCTTTGCCTATAAGGGTGCATAGCTCCTGGTAGGTGATCAACTTCACCCGCTTGTCGAAGCTCAGGAAGTTGGCCAGCGTGGGGGTAGGGTATGGGCAGGTGTCGATAACGTGATTCACCGCATCGGTTAGGCGCTGATCCGAGAACCCCTTCTCCCTGATCCTTTCCTTCAAAAGCTGGTAGAAGCCCCTGTCGAGATCGGGGAATGCCACCCGAATTCGAGCCACGCAGCTCACGAAATTCTCCTGAGTTATATTACCGTGATAGACGCTAAGGCTGGCCTCGCTATCGCTGATCGAAACCAGTGCTGGCAACCTCAGCGATATCATCCCATGTTGCGCCCTTTCTGGTAGCTTGTTTTCCATTTCTCTTGATTGTTTTGGCTAAAAAAACATCTATGTACTTCACCCCGTTCTTGTCCTTACTTCTGAGTTTGACTGGCGATAGGAAGTTGGTTGACCAGAAGTCATCGGACCGTGCCCATTCAATTGCGACCCTTATGTCATTCTCCTGATACCCGTCAATCCTGATCAGCTTCTCGAACACGTCGAGCGAACCCTCCGAGATGTACTTCTCGTGAAAATACCCCTTGGCCCACTCGTTTATTTTTTTTGCAATTTCGAGGGCCTCATCAAAATTGACCACATCTACATCTTCACTGTTTATATTGTTAATAGGTTCTTTGTTTATATGTTTATTTATGTCTACAGTGCTTTTGTATGTGCTTCTGCTGTGCTTTTGTATGTGCTTCTGCTGTGCTTTTGTAAGTGCTTTTGTATTTGCCTTTGTATTTTTTACAATAGCAATCACATTCGCACTGTACTGATTTTTGCTTTTTTCGAGCAATTCAAAAAAACCCCATTCCACAAGGTCGTTTAAAGCCTTAATGTATGTACGCCAATTCTTTACGCCAATGGCGTCCATTGTCATCTGTGTTGGGAATCCGAACTTTTCCTTCCAGCCAAGCCTATTGCAGTGCTCCACCGCAAAGAAGTATAGGGCGATGTGTATAGGGCGCACCAATTCTGGGTTTTCAAAACACCAGTCGAAAAAATTTCTGCTCAAGTCGTAACCTGTCATCTCTTTAGCCATAGCATTGTTGTTGTTGGTTGGCTACTCGCTTGCGGGCTAATGCCCCCGACGTGTGGCCGGGGGCGTAGTTATTAAACCTCAATTATGGCTATCTCGGGGCAAATGGCGCGGATCTGCTCCAGCTGCTCGTCGATGGCCTTATCTCGCACCTCCTCCATGGTGGCCTGTGCCCCTGGGGATATTAGCGTGAAGGCTACCTGACGGCCGTCGATCTTGGCGAAGGTCTCCACCTCGATGCTCTCGGCCTTAGTCCCCTTGAAAATGGGCATTACGAGCGTGAACGATTGGGGAAGGTTGGAGTTCACCACCTGCTCGAAGTTGTCGGTCTTGCTACCATTCTCGTTCACGGCCCTATCAATCTTATTGTTGATGGTGGCCGTGAAGTTGAGCAGGGATGTAACCAGCTTCATGTTGTCCTCGCGGGTGGCGAAGAAGGCCCTGTTCATCTTAAAGAAAAGCCCCAGCTCGGTGGGCGTCCAAACCTTACCCGTGTTGATGCCAAAATCAACGAACTTGGGGTGAAATTCCAGCTTCCCCTTCACGGTTCCCCTCGTGTACTCGTCGTGCTCGTTGGTGGTGAGGCTGATGGTGATCTCCTCTCTGTCCACTAGGATATTGCAACGCTTCTGGTTGATCTGATCCTCCTGATCGTTGCGCTTGTTTAAGAACTCCAGCGGGGCTCCCAAAGTGCCCTCAATTTTGATCTTCACGGGGGGTTTAACGGCCAGCTCATTCACGCTGTCAACCTCCCTGATGATTACCTCTGCACGCTCCATTCCGGGGGCGAGGTTGATAGATAATTTGTCTTTTTGCATAAATGACAATTTTAATGGATTAGTGATAATTAAAAGGCAATGGTGATAATTGGTGAGTTACTACTCTTCCGTTCCGGTTCTCTTCATCTGAAAGATGGTGCCCTGCAGCTCGTCGGCGTAGGCGGGTCGGCTCTCAATGAGCTCCCCATCCTGGTTGTAGTACCCCACCTCACGGGTGTCCATATCTACAAACTTGTAGCACTGCTCCGTTACGTGTTCGGCCTTGTTCTTTAGGCCCGTAAGGATTCGTTGCTTCTCCTTGGTTAATGGGTCAAGCTTCTCCTTAAACGCTGCCATAACCTCCTTCTTCCTCTCCTCAATGTCGTTAATCTTTATGGCCGTTTCGGATAGCTCCTCCTTCATTTGCGATAGCTGCTCGGGGGTGAATCGCTTCATGTAGCCCTTATCCTCCACCTTGTCGCAGTTGTCCATAAGGAATGCTGCTCGTTGTTTCCCCTGAGGGATGTCTTTTGCTAGCTCTTTTTGCATCGTTTAGAATGGTGTTTTGTTAAACTTAATGTTCATGCCTGTATCTGCCACGTGAACTGTTTTGCCCGTTGCCCGGTGAACGGTGTTGAGAAAGTTGTCGGCGTGACTATTCCCGTCGCTCAGGTGTATCAGCACGATGTTGTTAACCTGCGACAGGTCGTTGGCCGCCAGCGTTTCTAGGCAAGTTTCCAAGCTCATATGGCTCTGTAGGGTTCTGTTGCGTACGGCGGGCGGTATGCGCCCCGCGTCGATGTTGCGTTGCAGGATATCGAGGCTGTAGTTGCACTCGATCAGGATGTTGTTCAGCCCCTCAAATCGGTAGGGGGAGTAGTAGCTATCCGTAAGGAATAGCACGTTGCCCGTTTCCGGGTGGTTGATCAGGAAGCCCAGCGGCTCGGCGGCGTCGTGCTTCACCCCGAAGGGTAGGACGGTGAAGCTGCCGATCTTGACCGCATTCCCAGCTTTCAAGAGCAGGGGGAGGAAGGTGCCCTTGGGTTCAAGGGCCTTCATGGTGCCGTGCGACATGTACACGTTGATGCGGCTGTGTAGAAAATCGTGGGTATACTTGGCGTGGTCGCCGTGCTCGTGGGAGCATAGCGCCCCCACGATTTTCGACACGTTGAACCCCACGGCCTTCTTCACCTCCAGCAGCGACACGCCGCACTCAATGATCAGCGCCTCGGTGGCGTTCTGAAGCACGTAGCCGTTGCCTCGGCTGCTTGATCCTAGCACGGTTAATTCCATTAGAACCCCGCTTTACGTGGTTCGCCCTTAGGCATCTCCATTGTGCCCTGTACGGGCCTGCCCGGTGCCTCATCGCCTGATTTTGGCGTTTCGGCTGACTTGGGCTCCTCATTTGCATCAGGGGTGATGCTAAGCGTCTCCTTGTTGGCATTGGCTGCCTTTTCTTTTGTCACCTTCTCTGAAACATCCTCGTAGGTGATGTCAACCACACCCTGCTCGGCATCGGTATACAGCGCACCCAGCTGGGTTGGGAATGCTTCGCGAAGAGCTTGCACCTTTGCTACCTTTGAGATCATCGTGGATGGTTTCTCCTTCCAGTTGCTTTGACCTTTGTCGTATTCACTTAAGCTTACTCGGGCTACTATTGGATACTTTCTATCGGATCGGTAAACCTTAGCCCATCCTCCTACCAGTTTGTCGGTAGGCATAAAAAAACAACCTTCAAGTTCAATGGCGTCCTTATCCCTAATTACAATTACTCCACTTTGAATGCCCTCGTACTTATCGTGAGCCTCAGCGCGCTTAAAGAAAGCCTCCTTACTCACCACCATGGAGGCGGGTTGGCTACCAAACTTGATGAGGTATGCCTCATTAAGGAATGGGTTTAGCTGGTTGTACTTACAGATGGAGATGAACTGCGTCATGTCCTGATCGGTAACCTGACCATTGCCCTTGGTTAGGAAATCGCGAACTATCTGGTAGGATAGCTTCACATCTTGACCGGCTACTTGGTATACGATTACTCCTTTCTCTTTCGCTTCTTGCTGTTGTTTAACAGCGGGTTTGTTTTCTGCCATCGTTGCGGAATTTTGATTGTTAGACATAGTTTAATTGGTATTAACGGTTAAATAATGGATAGCGTTTTCTCCTTGGTCACCCTCAGGAACACCATCTGCGAGCCAGCGGCGATGTACTCGTTCACGCTCTCGGCGCGGTCGCAGAATATGGGGGCTTTTGCCCCAAAGAACTGGGTGAGGGTGTTGATAATATCTAGCCCAGCGTTGATCTGCTCGGCGGTGTTGGTGGCAGCAATCGGAATCCCAAAGGTGTTGGTGGGGATGCAGGCCTCAAACTCGTTGCCGTCGTTGGTGGTGTCGAACAGCTTGAAGCGAACGATCTGGAAAAGCCCGTTGATGCGCCCCTCGCTCTCCTCAATCTTGTCACGGGTGAACTCGGCAACTGTGAACTCCTGCTGCTCCAAGTCGGCTATCTGCTGGGCTAGGCTGCTGCCCTCGGCCTGTAGCCGCTTCACCTCCTGCTGAAGGCGGGCAATGGTCTCGCGGTCGGTTAGCTTCTGCTTAAGGCTATCCCTGCGCTCGGTGAGCTCCTGCCTACGGGGTAGAATATCGGAGTTATCAACAGGCTTCACCTCGCTGATGGTGGCCTCAATGGCGCTGATCTCCTCGGAGAGCTTAACCCACTCGGTTAGCTCCACTGCCTTCACCTCCTTTGGCTGCACGATGGGGGTACTGGCCAGCTGCTGCTTTAGGGCTTCGTGATCCTTGTCAAGGGTCACTATGTCGGTGCTCAGCTGCTTTAGGTTAGCCTCCATCGCCTCCATGCGCTTATTTAAAGCCTCCAGCTCCTGCACCTTCGATTTACCCAAATCGTTGATGGCCTCCAGCTTCACCTCCTTCTCGCTCATAAAGGCAGCCTTGGCCTTTTCCTGCGCCTCCTGATGCTTACCCAAGGCGGTTGGGTCGCCGCACTCGGTGCCGAACACGGGGCAAATCAGGCAGCCGTCCTTGCCCTTGTACTCGCGCTCGTTCTCATCGTTCCAACGTTTGCGTAGGCTCTCAATCTCGGTTAGGGTGCTCTTAACCTGCTGGGCTAGGCGTTCGGCGCTGCGCCTTATATCCTCCCGCTCGGTCTCGGCATTCTTTAGCTTGCGTAGCGCGGTGGCAACCGACTGCTCTAGCTCAGCTCGTTGCTGGTTGGCCTCGTAGGCCTCCTGCTGCGCCTTGGTTTTGGCTTGCTGAATTATTTCGGCCTGCTGCGATTTGAGGGCGTTGATCTTGCCCTGCTTCTCCTGAATCTCATTGTACTGGCCACGTATG